TGCCATTTCCTCAACGCTCATATTTTTGATTTTTTCAAAATTTGTCATTGTATTACCCCCATTGTTCCGCCATAGCTTTTGCAATACCTTCAAATGTACGACTTCTTAATTTTTTACATAAGTTAGAACCCAAAGATATTGTTTTCCCGTTTTCATCATACATTGTTTCCCAAGCGTAAGATTTACAGTTATTCGGTTTGTCTTTTACACTTTGCACAAGTGGCTGAACGCCTTTTATCCACAAACAGGTTGCTTTCGTGTAATGTTGTCCAAACCACCAGGGTTGAATAATCTGTGTTGGTTTTTTATAATGTGTGCTACAATAACCAATAGGATTTTCTATAATAATTTTTTCACAATCAGCATTTACAAATTTCATAAAAAATTCAAATGCCTTTTTTCTATTTTTTAATCTTTGTTTTGCTTTGTCTCCATATTTTTCAACATTAAAATGTCTGTTACCAGTATTTGTGAGATAAGTACACGGAGGATGTGCGATTATCATATCCCACTTTCCCGCTATTTCGTGTTTTACTCCATCTTCTGTAATAAAATCACATTCTCCGTTTAATAACGGAATAACATCCTGCATAATGTGCCATTCTGGGTGCCCTCCAGAACACGGTTCAATGTCACAAGAAAATGCGTTGTGTCCTTTTTCTCGGAAAGCAATACAAACCCTCTGACTTTCCTCACAAGCTATCAATACATTCATTATTCATAAACCTCCATCAAATTAAATAATTCGCCAGCTAATTTTCATTTGGCACATTTCTCCATTCTCGGCGGATCGGGAAGCTCTCGCCAATGAGTGACCAATTTAATTGTTGTTCCGTATATATCAAACCAAACGTGTAGTTCCGGGTTATACCAGCCACAACACACGCCTCCCCAGTTCGTGTACACAACCACAATTCTAAGCGTATCTGGAAGATTGTCCTTAACGCTGATCCAGTCTTCCGGGACATCGTGAGCGAAAAGTCGTATCTCGTCTTTCCCGAGCCATTTCTGCCACTTACCACAAGCAGAGCAGTAAAGCCCGGTCTGATTGCCGTGTTTCTCAGTGAAGAACTCCTTGCCGCCACATTTGCAAATCATATCCATATTTATACCTCTCGACATGTCATAATATACTTGCTGATTTCTACCGACAGTTTTGCGGCGATGACACGAGCGTGTTCATACTGTGCTTTCACACCAGTCTTATAAGTGCCTTCCCATTCCTTTCCCGAGTGCTTTATGGCTTCCTGGATATTGCTGTCGTTGTCCATAAGGAGTTCGGTTTGGTACAGGTTCAAGAGCCTTACCAATTCTTGCTTTTCCGATAACTGCATTACGATTCCTCCCTCAACGTAAAAGTCTGATTGATTGCATTGGCCAATGCTTGTACGAATTGTTCATCATTGGCTTCATTTCCATAGCCCAAATGAACAAAAATTCCATGCAGAATCTCATGTACAAGGGTTTCTTCCATTGCGTCCTTCGGAAGATTTTTGTTGAGCTTGATTTCACAGCTTCCATAATTTATTTGACCGAAATGTGTATCCATGTTAAAAGAGTCTTCATGAAGTGTGATTTTATGTGAAATACCACAGATTTTCACAGAATCAACCATTACAGTACCTCCTCGTTTTAACTCTTCTTGTATCATTTTCCTTTCGTTTTTCCGTTTTCGCAACCGCACTGCCTTTCGCTCATCCTCTTGTCACGAGCACGTCAGCTTCTTTCCGAATCAGACGCTGGCCACAATGCGGGCAAAACTCGGTGTGCTCAACTGTTTTAAAGCAAGTTGGGCAAGAACTTACATTCACTTCTTCGTGGTGGCCGTTGGTCGTGAACACTGGTACAGTAAATTCTAAAACCCTCTCGGGTCTTTGCTTTTTTTACGATTTCAGTTGCGCACGCGATCGCGTCGGCGTTATCTGCACTTAGTCTTTTTCTAATGTCATTCAGCTGATGAATGAGTTTTTCAATATTCATGATTAGTCCTCCTTAAAATGTTTTGTGAAATTTTCTTTTGCTTCTCTGTAAAGCACTTCTTTAATCAATTTTGGCGCCGTCCTGGCTGTGCAGAAAAGTACAACGCAATCATACCGAGCCATCCAAGCCGTCAAGCTGGCCACCAGGCACTGCGGCAAAACCCTTGATCGGTAATGTCCAGCGTATGCCGCCTCCCAGCTTTCGCCCTCTATCAGCAAGTAAACCTTGAATCCTGCCGCCATTGCTCGCTCAAACTCACGAACGAACCTGTCACGGTGCTGAAAGAAGTTTCCGCAAATTTCGGTCAATGACATTTTGCGCTCAACCACGGCGGGGCAAATCCACTTGCCAAATCCAGGCAGATCAAATTCTGCGCCGTAGTCGCCAAAGTCCAGCTTGTCCTGGCGGTAAGGAACACCGAACGCTTCCCATCTCTTGACGGCTTCTGCTGTTCGGTGCTCTCGTGTGTCAACAACGATTTGCATTGTGTCCAGCGCCGCCTCAATTTCCGACTGCCGCATTAGAACGGAAGGTCGTCATCGTCGCCGTCGTCGATGACCTCGAAATCGGCGTTGCTATCAACAGCAGCGGGCTTTTGGCTTGCAGGCAGCGGCTTAGCCTTTGGCGTTTTGAATTTTCCGTCTTTGATGTCCTGCACCGACAGAATGGAGCATGCCTCGGTTGTCCAGCCGGTATTGCCATTGTACGCCCATTCTCTCTCACGGAACAGAACGCCAATGCGCTTGCCTTTGAGTGCCGCTTCATCCCAGTCCCAGTGGTAGCCGTCGTTGCTCTCCTCCAAGCAAGCAATCAAGTTTCCGAATCGCTTCAGCTGGCTTTCATACCATTGATTTGACTTGTCCGGAACAGTCACACGGATATTGCCCTTCCACTTCTTGTCCTCGAAAGGTGAGTTTTTGAACTGCTGACGGAAGAAGTCTTTGTACTCTCCTTCGTCGATGTCGAACGAGATGACCAACACTTCGCCCCAATCGTATGTCTTGATAAGTGCGTTTACAATTTTCGCCACATATCCACCAGCGGGAAGCGGGTCGTATGACATCTCTGTTTTTTTAGCCTCGAAATCAAACTTTTTCATTTTTTTGCTCCTTTTCATTTTCAAAATTAAGAGGGCAATCATACCCGATATAGCGATCCGGAAACTGCACCGGACGCTGATTGAGTTGGCAATAACGCTTGCTGCTGGACAGGTACGGACACTGCACACAGCACACAAAGCTGCGCCCTTGCCAGTCTACTGGAAAGTGTACCACGACGGTTGCGGTTCCGTCAATGAAAGATTTAACGCCGTTCAGCGTTTCACTGCTCATCGGCTGCACCGCCAATGTCGTAATACTCCCGAATGACGCTGTCAACCGCCTTTAGATCGTTGTCGATCAAGTCTTGGTCAAACATACCAAGCGGGCTCTTGACGGTGTCCTGTCCGTTGTTGTGCGTTTGAAAGCAATACCGGCCGTCTTGCACAACTGTCTTTAGAACGATTGTAAAACGCCCCTCCAGCGTGACATAATTGTCCAGCATTTTCCCGATTGTCTTGAAGTGCTCCCGGCCGTCGTCCATTTGGTCGCTGTGCCCCAAGAAGTAGACAATTTTGTCGTCCGGCAGTTTGGCGGCAAATTCCACCAAGTGATTGAATGAAAGCGCCATATCGGTGAACTTTTGGTACCCTGTCACCTTGGCGTTGCGCATAAACTCGTTGACCATCAAGTAGGTTGCGTCGTCGATCACAACAGACCGCTGCGGTGCTGCTGCAATCGCTTTCTCAATCTTGGCGTAATTGTCGCTGTTGTATGTTTTTAGCTTGTTTTTGAACGGCAGCGGCTTTCCACTCACATTCACGATTGCCACATCGTCCGTGGCGAAGTTGCGCAAGCTGGTGGACTTGCCTGTGCCGCTCTGGCCGTAAATCATTACGATGATTGCCATTTTTTTATTCTCCTTTCTCTTTGCCCGCTGCCGCGAGCAGAACCATACGAACATACGCTGACATCGTCAGCCCCAGCAGCTTAGCCGCCTGCCGGATTTGCTCTTTCTCGTCGTCGGTCATCTTGACCAACAGCAAGTTGTCCCTAATTGTCGTGTCGCTCATCTCTCACCCTCCTTTCTGTCGTGTTCAATGAAGCGCTCGCAGAACCAGTCTTCGTCCGCTTCTATCACCGGCGAAAGGTCAACCGTGCCGGCTTCAACAGCCTTTCGGATTTCTCTCTCGCAGATTTCCTCGATTTCGTCCGGATCTAACATTGAAACGGCCAACGCGGATAGCTGGACGCTCTCCTTTTCGCTTCCGACGATCTCCTTTACAGTGTCAAACTGCCAAGCGACCTCGCTCAAGCAGTCGGAGCAAACGCCGTGTGGCATATCTTCTTGGTAATGTTCCTTACCGCATATCGGGCAAACCATCTTGTCGTCGTCCATAGCTTCAGCGCAGCCATCGCATACGCCGCCGCTGATCTCCCAGCCGTCGAAAGTCCTGCCGCAAATTGTACATCTGTTCATTTTTTTGTTCTCCTTTCCTTCCGGGCTTTACGCTCGCCTAGCATTGGCTTATCTTTTTATCTTCCGTCCCATCGGCTGCCGTCGCCGTCATTGACCAGCAAAACACGGCAGCACTTATTCACCAACTTGTCGGCGATCTCTACCCGGCTGTCTTCCGTGTAGCTAAAGCGTTGTATCGCCATTGATATACACACAAGCGCGTCAGTGTCGAACCCCTCGCGGTTGAACCGCACAGCCATTTGGCAAAGACCATCCACTTCCTCGTCGCTGCAAGCCGTCAGCCAGCCGTTGGCGGCTATTTCTTTTTTCAAAAGATCAACCATCAAAATCCGGTGTTCTTTTAGTGCCATTTTGTCGTCCCCCTTTCAATTAAGCAACGTACTGCAAACCAGCAGCTTCGACCTTTGCCAGGATCGTGGCCTTGCGCATACCTTTGCGAACGCCCTTGACGCCGTTGTCCTTAGCGAACGTCAGCAATTTTTCATAAGCTTCGCAGCCAGCCTGAAAGCGGTCAGCCTGTGCCTGCTCATCTGCCTTGTACTCTTCTTCTGTCATCGCGCAAGACTTCGGGCACCACATAGCCTTGGTGGTTTCAAACTCGCCGTCATAAGTTGTGGCGATCATCTCAAGCTTGTAAGCCTTGGCTGTTTCGTCGATCACCTGCACAGCGGTGTGGATCAAATGTACGCCGAAAGCCTCGTCCTGCATTTTGTTAAAAAACCAATCTTTAACAACAACCTTCATTTTGTTTTCTCCTTTCGTCGGGGGTCTTTATCTCTCCCCCTTACATTTACTATTCTACACTATCGCAGCCGAAAAGTCAATACATTTTTTATATTTTTTTTATACTTCTTTTATACGATTGGTATAAAACTTGCGTGGTATGCTCGTGGCAATACAAACTGTAAAATTCTAAAATAGAGATAGAAACGGAGGGAACGGTCAATGTACAACACATTCAACGGCTATATGCAGGGCGTGCAGCCCTATGGGAACCCATACGCTGACAGGCTTGCGGCAATGCAACAAAGCCAAGCAATGCAACAGCGTTGTGATGTAGTCACTGTCAACGGAGAGAACGGAGCACAGGCCTACCCACTGGCACCGAACAGCAGCGCCTTACTGCTGGACGAAAGCCAACCGCTTGTGTGGCTCGTTAAGACCGACGGCGCAGGATATAAGACGGTGTCGGCATTCAACATTACTCCACACGAACAGGCACAACAGCCGACCAATGCAGACCTTGAACAGCGCATAGCAAGATTGGAGGAGATCATCAATGCGCAATCCGATACTGGACGCAATGCAAAAACAAAACAGCGGGCAACAGCCGCAGAACCTGCCACCAAATAACGGCGGGAATTTCTTGCAGCAGCTGGCGGAGTTCCGCAAAGCCCTTGGCGGGAAAGACCCAAAGGCGATAGTACAGAATTTGCTCAACAGCGGGCAGATGAGTCAACAGCAGTTTCAGCAGTTGAAAGCACAAGCGGAGCAAATCCAATCAATGCTTAAATAAGGCGGCGCGCAGCCTTGTTTATAAAAAATCTAACGAAAGGACAAAAAACGAAATGGACAACTATTCACTTTCCGACCTGCGGGCAGCCGTAGGTGACGACAATGGCGCATTTGGCGGCAACGGCGCTTGGTGGGTAATCCTGCTTTTCCTGTTCTGGGGATTCAACGGCAACGGCTGGAATCGGCAGGGTGAATTCGGCCAGTATGCAACCGCTGCAAGCCAGCAGGAGATCCTGTTCGGCCAGCAGTTCGGCCAGATCAACGATCGGCTGACCAACATCGGCAACGGCATTTGCGACAGCACCTTTGCGCTGAACAACAGCATTTTGACCGAGGGTCGAGCAATTCAAAACCAGCTGGCAGACTGCTGCTGCAAGAACCAGCTTGCGACGGCCAATCTGTCTGCACAGATGAATCAGAACGCTTGCGACATCACCACTGCTATTCACGCAGAGGGCGAAGCCACCCGGCAGCTGATTCAGACGAATGAGATTCAGGCTTTGCGTGACAAGGTGACAAGCCTTGAAATGGACAGCCGTTTCTGCGGCGTCGTTCGCTATCCGATGAGTTACGCGTACAATGCGGGCCCGTCTCCGTTCTGCGGCTGCAACAGCTGCTGCAACGTTTAATCACACACGCCACCACGGCGAGGATTTCAACCGGCGGGGGCGGCAGAAGCTGCTCCCGCTAATTTTTTTTAAGAAAGGAAAAACTAAAATGTCAAAATCAGCAATTTACACAACCAACACAACCGAACCTACCATCACCGCCGGCAGCGTTATTCCTGTTGGTGTGACCTCCCGCCGCTTTGGATGTAACATCCGGCAGGACGGCAACACAATCACGCTCTGCGGCAGCGGATATTACAAGGTGACCGCAGTGGCCACCGTTACGCCTGCTGCTGCTGGCACTGTTTCTTTGACCGCCCAAAAGGACGGCGTGGCCGTGATCGGCGCAACTGCGAGCGCAACCACAGCGGCAGTAAATGAAACCGTTACACTGACAGTGAGCGCCATTATCCGCAATGCCTGCGGCTGTGACAGTTCCATTCTGTCCTTTGTGCTTGGCGACTCTGCGGCAGTTGTCAACAACCTGTCGGTGACAGTCGAAAAACTGTAAAGGCGGCCGCCTATGAATGCAAGTGAAATTTTCGGGCGTATCAACGCCCACCAAATCGAGGGAGTAATGCTTCACAGCCAGCTGGCTGAATATTTTGGCTTTTTGAATTTGTGCGGCTATCAACGACAGCAAGAATGCCAAGCGATGTCCGAATTTTTCGAACATCAAAAGACCGCCTTGTATTTCGTCTCACGCTTCAACCAGCTGCTGCCGGAAGCAGAATCCAAAGACCCGGAGATCATCCCGGAAGCGTGGCGGAAGTACACCCGCCAGCAGGTGGACGCTGGAACCAAACGCAAAGCAGTACGCGACGCATTCTCGCGGTGGCACTCTTGGGAAACCGAAACCAAGAAGCTGTACGAACAGGAATACGTCGAATTGCACGAACTTGGCGAGGTTGCTGCGGCTTGCGAAGTCAAGCGACTTGTTGAGTCGGTAGCTTGCGAACTGGAGCGCGTCGAAAGACAACAGATCACGCTGGAGTGCTTAGATTACGATCTTTCTGCGATCTGCGCAGAGCAAGACAGATTGCTTGAAAGATATTCTCCGCATTACGGAATTGTGACGGATTAAAAGAAAAGGGCGGAGCCTTCGCTCTGCCCTTGTTCTCAATATTCTCGCTGCACATTGACCAGCTTGCCGTGTTTTGCTTCTGCGTGTTGTAATTCGACTTTATCGAACCCAGCACACCAGCAACGATACCCGTCGGAGAAAGTGTACACGAACACAACCTCTTTGCTCATTTTCTCACCCCCTCTATATGAAAGGAAAAACTATGATTTCATTGGATATACTCAATCAAGATATACTCGACTTGGAGCGCAACCACGACACGACTTGGGCGACAGTTGAGCGCCTTGCGTGGCTATACATCGTCCGTGACCATCTTACCAGCGGCGCCAGAAAGTCCACCAAGCCTGTGAGCACTGACGGCTCCAGCGACTTCTTGGCTGCCGCTGACGGCTTGGACACCTGCCAAGTGCTCGACCTTATGGACGAGCTAATGGACACGCTCCAGGTGATTGCTCCAGCGCTCTATCACTCCACAATGCTTCGGCTGGACGCGTTAGAGCCGTCCTCGTCCTTGCCGAGCGAGCAAGCAAGCAAATAAACTTGCTGAAAGTCTGTAATCCGGGCGACTGGCTTCTGCTGGTCGTCTTTTTCGTCGTCCTCTTTCTCCGAGCCATCCACAGCCAGCAGGACGCCCGACAAGACGGTTAAGCCGCCAAGGCAGATAAACGGTATAGGCAACCACCAAAACCGCTCGGAAACCAAGCAGAAGCCCGCGCAGGATACTGCACAGCCAAGCCACCGCAGCGTGGCAGATATTGCGTTTCTCATTTTTCTTTTGCCTCTCTTTCCAGGTGTTCGGCCAATTCGATCAGCCGCTTGGCTTCTTTCCGTCTGCCGTCCAGCTTTAGCCAAATCTTGTCCGGAGTAAATTCCGACGCGCCCTTAATATGTAAGGCGTTCAAAAACGCCAACTCTGTGCGGCTTTCTCCGTGCCTGCGGCAAATGTAGAAGTGCCGCTCTCCGTCTAATATGTGTTGAAGCAGAACCGCCATATATCGGCTGTATTCCGGACGCACTCGCTTGTTTTTGCTGAACAACTTGGGCGAATAGCCGCCCAAGTGCCAGTAGATCGTCTCGTGAATGTCCATCGCATTAGCCCTCCATTTTCTTCAAATCGTCGTAGCCCTCAATGCAGCGCTCCGGGTCTCTCGGGTCGTAGTCAATCTTGCGCAGCTCAATGCGGCGGTTCTTCATGTTGTGCCGGTTCTCAAAGCACAGCCGCTCGAATGCATCCATTGCCTCCTGCACGTTGTCGCCCATCCAAGGCAACTCCTCGTCTCCCGGCTCTCCATTCTTGCGGATGTCGATGTCCGCCACGCTGTACCAGGTGCCCTCGTAAGCTACCTCGTAAGCCCATTTTTTGAATGTGCCTGCCTTTTCGTCCCGCTCCTCGTAATGCTCAATGGCAGCGAGCGCTGTCTCCAGGCTTTCAAAGCGGTCGATCTCTTTCTTGTCTTTCGCGGTTCTCACGATGTATGCGTTCATAATTTTCTCCTTTCGCGTTTTTGCTCGCCAGCTTATTATGTGGGCTGGGGCTGATGTGCTCAACCCCAGCAGAAGCATTCAAGCCGTTAGGCCGTAAGCGTAATTAACAAACACAAAGGTGTTGCCGCCGCTCAAAATCTCTCCGGTGACCTCGTCGCACTCGTAGCTTTCATAGCCTTTTGCGAGTTGCTCAATTTCTTTGATGTCAATTGCCAAATCTTTGATTGTCAGCAAAATGGCATATCCGTCATACCGAACGCCGACCTTGCGGTTGCTATATCCGTGTTCTTTCAGCACTTGTCTAATTGCCGCAATTCTTTCACGATCTGTCATTTTTTTGTTCTCCTTTCAGCTTCGGTCGGGGTTCCTTTCCCCTTCCCTGTGATTATATATTACCACAACAGACGGCAAAAGTCAATACTTTTTTTATACTTTTTCAATACTTTTTCTATATTTTTTTTGACTTTTCCAAAATCTCATCGTAAAATAAAGGCGATTATGCCACCCGCACATCTGTCAGTGATCCACGGCAAGTGTCCCAGCGGTGGCTTTCTTGGCATAAAGAAAACACCCAGCCAGTTGACCGGGTGTTTCCTTCTGCTCGTCACATTCTTGTAAGGAGAAAAGAATATGCTTGTCGGGTTGCCGTCCGACGTGTTGATAGTTACCCGCTGCCTGGCGCAGAGCAAACGCTCAGTCCAGCAGAAATACGGCGCTTCGGGTGGCCGCTCTACCAACAACATCATTATAGCCGATTGCGGCGGTCTTGTCAACGGCCGGCTGTCAAATGTGGCGCAAAATTTTCTTTTCGCACTTGTAGACGATGTTCTGTGCGTGCCGGACAGAAATGTCAAACTCCTCCGCCGGCGGTTCAAAACAAACGCCGTCAAGCCACCTGCGCTTGAATATTCTGCGGTGCTGTTCATTGAAGATGTACTGCTCGATCAGGTGCTCCCACTGTTCTCTTGACAGGTCTGCCACATCGTCCGCCCTCATCTGCTCCACCTCATCTTGACTTCACCCGCCCGCTGCCTTTGCAGGTCGGGCATTTCTTGTAGCCGGAATTCCCGCCTGTCTTTCGCACTCTTCTGCGTGTGACGGTTCTAACCGTTTGTCGTGCCAACGAGATCACCACCCACAAAATTGTTATCTCCACCGCCTGCCGTGTCTTGCGTTACGGTTTGGTCGGTCGTCACATCCTCAAACTGGCTCTCGTAGCACAGCCACGCAATGTTTGACCCGATTAGCGCAAGGATCAAAAAAACGATAATTAGAGCGAGCCGCCGAATGTTCCGCTCCGCCCTGGCAGACACCGCCTCAAATGCAGCGTACGGCACATTGGCTGACACTTGGCAGCCGTCGCACTGTTTGTTGTTGTCCATCGCAATTCCTTTCTTATCCGTGTATAATGATCGATACCACCGATGTCACAAGCGTTCCAACGACGCTGGTGGTGATTATCCAAAGAAGTTTATCATACGACGCAAGTCGCTGTAACAGCAACTCAATGCGCTTATCGTCGTTCGCAAACTTATTGCTGACGGCTCTGTGCCTTTCGTCGCAGGTCGCCTGCCGCACATATCTGTCGTCGAATTCTGACCGCATTGCTTCAAGTTCGTCCTTATTCATTCCCACAACTTGCCCCCCTTTGCTCACTTAACGAACAGGGTGTTGTCGGATTTTTCCCAAATGCAAATCCAGCCGCTTGGAATTTTAGCCCAAAGATTGCCCGATTTCGCCTTTTTAACTTCAAGCAAGGAAACTATCGTTCCCTTTCTCAAAAACGCAAATGCGGACTTCTTGGCTGTCGTAGCGTGCTTCTGTCCGTCCTCCGACAAGTCGCTGACCTTTTTACGCCCGGTATCTGCGCCGCAGCCTTTGTAAACGCCACGCACGGCTGTCAAGATATGCTGGCCGAGGCTTACCACAGGAGCGACAGGCTTCGGCTTCTTATGGTTTACATCGTTCACGCTGCACAGCGGTTTAACACCTTTCGGGGCGGTGAACAGCCAAATGCTTCCAATATCTGCCGCCAGCGCTGACGGCTGCACATAGACTTCTCTGTCGTTCTTGACCTTGGTGTAAGCCTTTCTGCGTGCCGTCAAGGTGAATTTCCCGTCGTACCAATACGGGTCGAGAATTATCAAGTTGCCGGACTTGTCAATGCCGCCAACATAGACATAATGCCCGCTGTTGCTGAACAGTCGCTTGCCTCTGCCGGTGACACAGATAATAGCGCGCCCACCGTTCCTCAAGTGCTTTTTCAGCGTTTCGGTGCTCTTTGTCTGCTTGGCGGTAATGCCGTAAAACTTTTTGAAGTGCTCGGCAATTTTGGCCATATTCGTGCCCTCTGCCGCTCTTGCGCCCATCTTTACACACTCGGCCGCCCATCTCTTTGTGTTCATCGTGGCGGGCACAACGCCAAAGTTTCGCAGAACCATCAAGCTGGAGCACACTCCGCAGCCGCTGGTGTAAATACAGCCGGAAGTGCCGTACTTATACGGATGGCTCTTGCTGGCGTAACGAATGCCCTTGCAGGCCTCGGTGGTCTGCCGGCAATAATAAAGAAGTGTACCCATCACTGCTCCCCCTCGTCTTCGGTGCCTCCCTCGGCTTTTTCAATCTTCAAAATCTCATCTGCTTTGACAGCCGCAGCCGTAAAACTGTTGTTCTTCCACCAAGCCCACACGGCTGCAACGGTAGCCACCACAGCTGACACTCCGGTGTAAACCTCGTCGTCGCTGAACGGCAGCGGGTTCTTGCCGCAGGCATTCAGCACGGTGTTAAGCAGCGCCACGAACAGTACCACCGTTCTTACAATTGTTTCTTTGCTTACTTTCATTTTTTTTTGACCGCCTTTCTTAATTTTCGCTGCGCTCTTGCAGCTTGTTTATTTCCGCACGGTATTCTGCCCGTTGCCGACGGATTGGTGCATATTCATCTTCGGACAAAGCGCCGTCTGTGTACTTTAGGCACAGGTAGTCTGTCTCGGCAAGTTCAGCCTTGAGGAATGCAATACGGCTTTCGGTTTCTACATTCATTTTGCCACCCCCAAAATCTCGATTTGCGTTCCGGCGCCAATGGTCTTGCCGTTTGTTGGGAATGACAATGCTTTGATGACTCCATGTTTTTCGACATCTCTAAAGATATTGAATGTGATCCCGCTTGCATTCCATATTGCGTTTCCTGCCAGGACATTGGCCGCGTTGAAGTTACTGGATATGTTTGTCTTATTCGTTTGCACGCGCACCATGTTGCCGGTGATATCAACTTCCGCCACCGCAAGAGAGCCTTTCGCCGCGTCCGTCTCATACCGGAACACATTCGGCAGGAAGCACTTGGAGGTGTAGGAATTCAGATACACAGTGGTATCACCGGCCGATGAATTAGAAGCACTGCCCGCCACCGCCATGCGCAGTCTGATCTTGCGACAGGGCTTGGTAAGGTTCCACTGCTGGCCGGCCGTGGTGTCCTCGTCAAAGGTCTTGGTGAACACAGGCTCCCAAACCTCTGCGACAGGGGCAGACCCGCCACTGCCAAACCACGGCAGATCGTTCCACGCCGTCACGCCGTCGCCAACCTTTTCTTTGCCAGCGGTGCTGTCAATGCCTCGTTCGCCTTTGTACAGCACCGGGTTGGCAGCTGCCCAGTTCTCGCTTGTGTCGATCCTGGTGGTGAACACGCTGTCTTTTAGATATACGTTCATTTCGCGTCCTCCCATTCTACGACTTCAACGATCAAGAGAGTGCTGTCTTTATATGAGACGATTGTCGTGTCCGGCTTTCCGACATAAGCAGCTTGCACCGTCTGTCCTTCGGTAACCGGTAAAATAATTTGCGAAGTCGAAATCGTTTCATAATTATCGACACGCTTTGTAATTGATCGGAGATGACGCGACCGAGTGCCGTCGGCATTGCTGATGAAAACGTTGATTTCACATCGAGTCAGAGCCGTCGAATTCCACATGTACATTTGCGCCGACACCCGAACCTTTTTAACGCCTGCGCCGATAACAACGCCATTGTTGCCGAGGCTAAGACCCGATCCGTCACTGCGTGTAGTCCCAGTGAACGGCAGAATAACCGGATTTTCGTATGTGCCTTCTTTCGTGATCTTCGTGTCACTTGACAAACACGCTTGCAGATAAGACACGCCTTTGTGCGCTTCCAGCTTTGCAACCCTTGCCGATTGGTCATTGATTGCTTCAGTAATCGCAGCGTTTGCGACAGGGTTTTGGCTGCCCTCAGACAGAGCGCTGTCAAGAGTAAAAGCAACGCTGTCCTTGATCGCTCCACCAGCGTCAAACACGAACACGATGTCCTCTCCGGTCAGCATATTTGCCAGTGCTTCCAGCTGCTGGGCTTTCACATTCAACTTGATTGGTGATAATGCCATTTCGGAATTCCTCCTTTATATTTTTATTCTACAATATTACGCTCGCAAAGTCAACCGCAACAGAAGTTCCACGAGCCGCCAATGTTCTGCCGTCAACGGTTGGTGTGCCGTCTGCGCATTGTAAGTAACCCCAGTAGCCGACATCCGTGGTCAGCATTTGGAATAGATCATCTAAGACTTGCAGCCAACGCCAAACTCCGGCCTTGTCAATCCACCAAGGGTCAATGCGATAACTGCTCGTGATGTAATATACGCTTTCAATCTTGGAAGAGTTAAGCACCTGCATATCCGTTTCAACTCCGTCAAGGACAGCCTTTACATCCGCCAGCTGCGTCCCACCGTATGGCTGCACCACTCCGTCAACCGTGCTTTGTGGCGGCTTCGTGATTGTTCCAACTTTGTATTTGTCTTTCGTTTGCAGATCAAACAACGCTTTGATGATTTGCGCATTTCGCCAAACATCGTTGAGCACATTCTCTGTCAAAAAGTCGACGGGCTCGTAATAATTTTGGTAGCCCTCGAGTGACCCGGCGGCGACAACCGTCACCTCACACACATCCGTGTATTCCTTATCGTCGGCGGTCACTATAACGCTGATCTTAGCAACGCCAGCAGCGACGGCTGTAACAACAGAGCCGTCGACAGTTGCAACGCTTGGCGTGTCTGAACGCAACTCAACATCGTAGCCATCACAGCCGACCGGGAGCACGGTGTAGTCTGCTTGCCATGTGTCTCCGGCTCGCAGCGTTGTTTGCTTAATGTTGAAACTGACGCCATCAACCGGGACTTTGACATTGACACGAACCCGGAATTCCGGCACGCCATAAACTGGCAGCGTGCTGTTTACAGACAACCGCAAGTCTGCCGTTCCTTTTGCCTTTCCGTGAACCACCACGGCGCCGTCCACATATTCAGCGCTGCAAACGCTGCTGTTTGTGTTGCTTACGGTCAATGACTTATCCGTTGCATTGTCCGGATATAGGAAGTAGTCCACGCCCTCAACCAGCTTTGCGGTTTCACCAAGATTGACAGATATGTAGTCTTTTGTAAGTACAAAATCATTCACATAGACTTTCAAGGTTCTGAATGTTGCCTGCGACGACAGCGCCTGCATTCCATTTTCCGCCTTGGTGATCCGCACCACCAGCGAATAAACTGTATCAATTTGCAAACCGCGAATATAGAAAAAAATGTTTGCCGATCCGGAATAATTTGCGGAAACAAAGTCACCGCCGTTCAATGAATATTCAACCAGCGATATGTTTGTACCAGTTTGAAAAGAAACCCTCGCATAATCAAATCCGGCTAAGATTTGCACATTTCCGAGAAAAACTGGCTTTGCGACATCCGCTTTGTCCATCGCAGCAATGCCGTTGATCCTGCCGCCACCAATGAGCGTTGTGCCGGTCACCCCTCCAACTTCTCCCTTGATCTCTGCCGCTTTGTAACCGTCCGGGTCGTGCTCCACCAGCTGGTTGTACACGCCGAGCACTAAAACAGGTTGCCCGCTGCTCGTATCAACATTCGTGTCGGTTGCTTCGTGCTTCTTTCCGTCAATTGTCAAAATCGGCGCTTCGTTCCATTGCCCAGCCGCACCGGTTCCACTGCCTTTGTACTGGATGTACATTTCTGCCGTGACCAGCGAACTGTTGCTCATATTGTCAACGACAGACCGCCAGTCTACCCACAGCTTGTAATCTTGCGCTTCTAACATTTCGCCGAGAATTCTGCCGGATGCCATTATATCGCCTCCACTTCAAATAAGCCTGTCAGTGTGTCTGTAACCTTGGTGACCACCATTACATCGCCCAAAACATTGTATGCCTTTCCGATTTTCGGTCGGTCAAGAGTGCTGAATGTGATTTTTGTGCGCCGGTTGTTCTGCGCAAGCAGTTCGTCGCAGATTGCCTGCGGGTCATCTGTGCAAATGTAGGTTTCGTAGCTTACCTCGCTCGCCTCGTCGTTGTCCGCCAACTCGGCGCTTTTGGAAATGTACTCGACCGTGGTGTCTTCGTATTTGTTCCCGACAATGACGATCTTATTGTTCGACTTGTTTACGACGACGCAATAATTTGCTTCTTTTTTCTCAAAAGTTACATTCTTGCTTGGCGTTTCCGCAACAAGATCATCGCCGTCCACATTCTTGCCGGTCACCTCATACGCCTTTAGATTTGCGTGCGGGCTGCTGAATGTGATCTTGACCTTTTTGTTCTTCGCAATGTACCAATGGTACAGTTCTTCTGTGTCCTTGACTTGTGACAGCTTATGCAGTTTCAGTGTGACGGACTTGACCAAATCCGTCTTGTCGTATCTTGGAGTTCCTACAATGTTTGCCGCCGTGTACTCTATCGCCGTCTCCTCCGGCTCTGTCGGAACAGGCTCAACTCGCAGCGTGTTCAAGCCGTCTTGATTGCTGAACCGTAGCCCGGAACCTATCGCAATGTATTGTAGTGCTTCTCTGACAGAGCAAATAGGAATATAGCCGTCAATGTCCGGTTCTTTCCACTCGTCTATGCTTATGTCGCAGCCAAGCGGCTTGACCAACGCTCTAATGACCTGATTTGCACCGGCTCCAAAAAATCCGCCGAGGGTTTGTGCTTCAAAAATCGACACAACATTGTACGCCTGTATCGTTGTCGTGTTGTCCCCATTTTCCGCCCCTTGATTGGCATAAAATCGTTCGATTGGCTTCTCTCCAACGCAGAAGTCAATCGTCTGCTTGTTCTGCACGAGATAATCACCACGCTGTGGGTCAAGCACTGTCAAGTCAAGTGTGTCGTATTCCAACGACTTCGCCGTCAGCGAATACAACTTTGAAACTGACGCTGATATAATGCTTTCGTCGCCAAACTCTCGAGCCGTCCCAAACTGAATGCCCCAAATGCCGATGAACGACAGCGGCTCCACCTGCTCAACCGTCAATGTAATGTTGTTTGCATTATCTATCACGAGCGGGAAAAACTCTTCTTTTTCGCTGCCAGTAAACTGCCCCGAAACCACCGGAGCATTGTCCCTGAACGCCTCTATTTTCAACGACTTTATCACATTCCGCGATTTTATAGTAATCCCTGACATCGAGTAATAGCCTTTGAGCGATATTTCCAACTTAAATGGAAAGTTTGACTCACCATCTACGAAAAGTCCATTACTGTCGCTTCTGTAAGCCGTTATGACGCCTTGCGCAATTCCTGCTTGACCGAACAGCGCCACTTTTTCATTTAGGTTGAACCCCTGCGGCTCAAAAGACCTAAAATCGTGATTGCCTGTTCCGCTGAAAACTTTGGAAACGCTGCCGCTGGCGGTGTCAAACCCCTTTTGCAAAGCGATTCGGACAATGTCAAATGTAGCACCGTTGGCGGCGCTTGCGGAGAAGTCTAAATACTTGAAAAAACCATATTTGTTCTTACTCATCGCAAGTCACCCTCTCAAATGTAACAGACAATGCCGTGCTGTAATAGCTGCCGTCGTACAGGACACCCTTAATGTTGTCGCCAGTCACTGTGACGGAATACTCCCCAGTATTTGTCCCTGTGTTGCTGTCCGGTACTTCCAGCAAGACGCTGTCTGCGGTCATTAGCAGCGTTTTAAGCGCGTCATAAGCCGCAAAATCGTTGTTGAAAAAGGTCACATCGTAGTTAGTGCGCTTGCCCTTAATGTCCCGGTGGCGGCGGCCGTCCATCGTGACGACGTCGTAATGATACTCATACGCCACAGACGGCTTGATGGTACCGACATTTTCATAAACAACGCCGTTTATCTTAATCGCTATCATATCAGCCTACCTCCTTTGCGACGATCTTAAGAACAGGCAGCAGAGCACGAGCAAGTGCGTTCAAGCTGGCGTTCGGGTCGATTCCGAGTGTAACATTGATATTGCCAACACCACCAACGCCACCAGCGCCGGAGCCTTTAACATTGTAGCCCGCGCTGATTGTTTGCTCGCCAAAGTCAAACGATTTCTGTATTTGCGAAAGCACAAGCCACTCGTTCTCTTTAATGCCTTTTGCAAACAACTTCATCATATCCGGAGCGTATGTGTGGAAGTTCGACAACGGGCCTTTTTTCGGCTCGGAGAAGCCCAAAATGTCCCGGACTTTCTGCGCCGTGTTGCTTACTGTGCTTACAAGATTGCCCCACATTTCTTGAATGCCTGACACGAAGTTGTCGATCATATCACGACCCCAGTCGCGGGCACCATCAACGGCTTCGCTAAATCCGTGGCCGACCTCGCTTATAATGTCCTTGCCTATACGGAACAGAGAAGATATGGACCCCGCGACGCCTCTTACGACTGACATTATAATTTGCGGTGCCGCCTTTACAATCTTCGGAAGTGCTGCGACCAATCCTTGAGCAACGCTGACGATAATCGTTATGCCAATTTGCAGGATCTTGGGCAACATTGCATTCAGCGCAGTGATTAAGTTTCCGATAATTACCGGAGCTTGCTGCAAGAGAACCGGCAGCGCATTGATCAATCCGGTAGCCAGCGCTGTGATCAGCGTAACGGCAGCATTAAGCAAGTTGTTTAGCGTTTCGGGGTCTGTCAGCGTTGTTACAATCTGCAATACGACATTAACTATCGTCGGCACAAGTTCCGGCAGCGCTTGGGCAATTCCGAGAGCCAACTGCGTGATTATATTTAGCCCCATTTCCAAAATGGTCGGCAGCATTTCAATAAGGCCAGTTGCAAGAGTTGTGACGACGCTTACCACTGCCGGAAGCAGCGCAGGCAAAGATTGATTTATACCGTCAACCAATGACTGAATGATACCGAGAGCGGCTTCGCCAAGCGATGGCAACACTGCCGTTATCAGTTCAGGTATTTTTTCGGAAATCACAGGCGCCAGCTTCTCGATCAACGAACTGACACCCTCGAGCGCTTGCTGCACTCTTGGAAGAATGTTGTTTGCTGCGGTAGCAACGCTGTCAACAAACTGATTCACGAGCCCCTGGAAGTCCTGGTTGTCGTCCGCCATTCCAGTAAGCAAATTTTGCCACGCTGCCTTAGCTGAATTCACGGAGCCCTCAATAGTCGTCGCTGCCTCACGCTGCGTTGTGCCTGTGATGTCCATTTCCGTTTGGACAACATGTATTGCGTCGACTACATCGGAGTAACTTGACAAGTCATATTTTACTCCGGATATTTTTTCCGCGTCCTGCAGAAGCCGAGCCATTTCCTCCTTTGTGCCGCCGTATCCCAACTTTAAGTTGTCGAGCATGGTATAGTTCTGCTTTGCAAATCCTTTGTAGGCGTTCTCAACGTCCACCATGTTCGATCCCATTTTGTTGGCATTATCCGACATATCGGTAATTGCCATGTTTGCTTTTTCTGCCGCCTTGTCTGTGTCTCCACCAACGGACTGCAAAAGTGACGCAGAGAAACTCGTCACCGTCTCCATATACTGGTTGGCAGACAGACCGGCGGTCTTGTACGCATTTGCGGCGTACGCCTGCACCTTTTTCGACGACTTCTTGAACAGCGTGTCAACACCGCCGACCAGCTGCTCATAATTCGCATACGCTTCAGTAGACTGTTTCACGAGCGCTCCGGCAGCAGTCGCCGCGGCAGTAACGGCGGCACCCGCAACCTTGGCTGCCTTTCCAAGTCCACTCTTGATCTTGTCACCGACAGCGCCGACCTTGTCACTTGCTTGGTCGTCAACTCCGATTTTGACGAATAATTCAAATAAATTCATCAGTCGTTATTCCTTTCTTCGGCCGTGTCTTTCAACTTGCCGAGAATTTGTTGTTTTACCTGCTCAGGTGTGCGTGTCTCCGGCGGCGGCGGGTTGATGATGTCCAAATACGATTTAGTCAAATAAGAACCGCCAGCCGACTTGGCCGTGTTTTCGGTCAAAATTTTTGCGCAATTCGTCAAATAAACACGAAAGGCCAGTTCTTCGGACTGCCGCTCAATAAGTAACGGCAGAGCGAGAACCAGCCCTTGTACTGTCAGTTTAGGGGCGTCAATTAACGCCCTTGTTACGCTTTTTCCGTGGACACGCAGGATTTGAAAAAATCAATCAAGTCTTTGTCTTGTGCCATCTCTTTAATAGCGGTCATTGTCTTGATGATTTTCTGCTGCCGCACCTGCTCGAGCGTCAGCCCATTCACAGCTGCGACAATGCCGAACACATCGTCTTTGTGCTTTTTTAGCAGCAGCGGGACAAGTTCGGCAATTTTTTCGCTTGCAACGGCGATCAACTCCGCTTTGGTACTGTCGCCGTCCGTGCCCTCAAGCTGCATACGCAGAGAAGCAAGCAGTTCTTTATCGCCCAAGATATTCAGCGCGTAAATGCTTACCTCGCAAAGGACATCCGCTGCCCGCTCTGTCGTTAGTTCGGAAATTTTCATATTTGTTTACCTCCTAAACAAAAATTCTTATTTGTTGACCGCAGCGGCCTTGCTCTGCGCAGCCTTGCTTGCACCGGTGGAATAAAACACCATCGGCACGGTCTTTTGGTCAGTGATAGACACATGGCCGGTCAGCTCTACGGAAATCTGCCCCTTGCCGTTCTTTGCGGTCTGCAATGAGAAGCCGCCGGTGGACAATGCGTTCTTAAGCTGAATAGCGACCAAGCCGCCGTCTGCTTTGTCACCAACCCACCAAAGATCGGAAAAGTCCGCCTGCGCGATGTCCGCCCGGGGCGTGATCTTCGTTGTGTCAACCTTGTCAACATCGGCAGAACCAAGCGAGAGCCGGATTGCTTTCGGGCTTGTACCCAAAGCGGTAAACGCCAGCTTGCATTCCCAGCTGTCGAGGTGCTTCAACTCTTTCATACCGTTCGGGCAGTTGTCCACATCCTCGCCGAAGTCGGAATAAGTCGGCACGCAAGTCGCGTTGATACCACCAGTGGTGGCGCAAATAATATCCTCGTCCGCCGGTTCAGTCGTGGTGCCGGGTGTAAATTTCTTAAGCAAGACGCCCGCGTCAAGTTGCAGGTCGTCAAAAGTGCTTTTGGGAATAACTGCAAATTTACCCATTTCATAAATCCTTTCTTAATTTTTTGTTAGATATTCGGCGGTGACATTGATTATCTTCCGCCGGATTTGGTCGTCGTCCGGGTCGGACATATTCTGCGCAAACGGCGTGCCGCGCTTTAGCCATATATAGCCATCAGCAGCGGGAATGACTAATCCGTCAAAGCCAAGTGTCTCGCTCATCTTGTCGGCCATCGCATTGCACGGCTTCCAAGTCGTTCCCCTGTACCACAACGAAACGGAAATGCTGGTATCGCCGCTTCCATCAGCGTGAAAGCTGTCTGTCACAAGCGCGTACGTCAAATACGGCAGTGCTGCGCCCTGCGGCACCGTCGTCTCCTCATACGCTGGCAGGAAGCGCTCAAAAAACGCTTGTATCGCTGCCGCTTTGGTCTGCGCCATTTGCTTTGCCCTCCCCTTTGGACTTTACTACAAAACTACAAAAGCTACAACAAAACAAGGTTCTGTATTTAATATATTTCAATATATATGCCCCTCTTTATATTACTCTCTAAAACTTTGTAGAGTTTGTAGAGAGAGTATATAAAGTACCTTGTTTTTGGCTCAACGGCGCCATTTTTGGCATACTACAAACTGCCACTACAACGGCGCCTACAATGCTACATTCTCGCCCGCTGACGGCTTATTTTACCCGCCAACGCTGGGCGTGAACTCCTCAGCCGTCACTTGGAACACTTGGAAGCTGGCGGATTTTGGCGTCATCTTGTCGTCGCCGTCGGAAGTCACACGGAACACTTTGCCGTCCGACAGCCGCTTGAACACATCGTAATATTCAATCCGTGTGCCGATTGGAACGGTAACGGTGTACAGACTTGTAACTCCTGCTTTTTCCGCCGTGCGTGCTTCCATCGAACTGTCAAAAGTGATTGCCGCCTTAAACGGTGCACCATCCACCCAGCTGGTGGTATATCCGCCCTCGCCGTCCGGCTTGTCGATTTTCCGTACAAAGACGCACTCTGTCATTGCTTGTGCCAAAAGGCTCATTGCAGTTTCCTCCATTCTTTTAAGCGTGAACGAAAGACAGCAGGCCAGTCAAGCGCAGCACCGTTTGTGTCCGTTCCTCGGTTATAAGAATATCCGCCGAAACTTTCGCTCACAAATGCGCCGGGCTTGCCCGCCTCGCTCTCGCAAAACGCCTTGATTTCCCTTGATAAGTCCACCAGTTTAGGAGGTATCGCCAGTGCCCATATCGCCCCGCTGAAAGCCTCGTCGGTCAAATCCGAGTCAGCCTCGGCATACCTATGAACGCCATCATTAAAGACGCTCCCCACGATGCGGAAGTATTGACCTTCCTGCAAAAAGTCCAGCGGCGTGATTTTGCCGCCTTCAATTTTGAACTCCCCCTTGTGAATTCCATTCGGAACCAAGAAGTAGTTGTGCAACTTTGCACAAATTTCTGTCAGCATAGTCACGCCGCCTTCCTTGTCTTAGGTCTTAATTCGGTTTTGCTTCGCTTAGAATGTGCACTTCAAACCGGCCAGACGCTTAGCGTCAACAACTTTTGCGCCATACACATGCAGACCCTTCACGGCGTCAGCAAAGCGCTTCTCGGGGCGATAAGCCTCGGTGCTCACAATCTGCTCGGCATAGGTGCACGCACCCTCGTCGCCAGCGGTGACAGTAAAGGTCGTGGTGCCGGTTGCGGTCTTGCTGAAACAGTTGTTTGACATATAAATGTCAAAACCAGCAGCACGAGCGACAACGCCGTTCTGTAGCACATCCTCGGCCATAGAACCGCCGGTCTTAACGAAGCGGTCGTCCTGCAAGATGAGAGCGATCATCTCGGGAGGTGCTACCAGCCAACGGCCGACAGTGGGCACATTCGCCTTGTCAAGCAGCAGCTTCATTTTGACGACGTTCTCGTACACATTTGCAGCGGTCAGCGCCACAGCGTCGGTAGCAACAAGGTTGCCGTTGCCAGCGGTGATAGAATCGGCCAACTGTTTAGCCAGGTAAGCGTCAGCGGCGTCGTTCAAGCCATAAGCTGCGCGCTCCATTGCCTTGTCCATCACATCACCGGCAGCCTGGGCAGCGTCCACATCGTCAACTTGGAAGTTGAAGTATTTAGCCTGGTCGATGGTCAGGCTCTGTGCGGTGGTAGCCAGCGCTTCCGGGCCGCTGGTAAAATCGGTGTTCTTGGTGTAGTCGCCGATGGTTACAGCACCAATAGTGTTGATTTTAACGGTATCACCCTGCTGCTTGATTTCGCCCTCGTAGTCACGATTGACCACATTAGCGAAGACATGCGATTTATCCAGCGCATTCAGCAGTCGTGCGTCCCAAATTTGCGGGATAAAAGAAGAAATAGCCATCTTTTTCTTGCTCCTTTTTCAATTTAGTTTGTCGATTTCAACGACTGTTTGATATTCTCCCAATTGGCATTGATTTCTGCGGCAGACATTTTCTTCATATCATCAGCGGAAAAAACGGTCTTATTCTGCGTGTTCCCGGGCGGCGTTGAAGTGTTCGCACCTCTCTGCCCCTCGGACACGATGAAGTCAGCCCATTCAGTTTTGACGGCTTCCGTCAGCTTGTCAGCGCCCTTGATTTGGCCTTTTGCGTCAAGTTCGATACTGTCGATGTCCGACACCTTCAACACGCTGTCAACTCGTTTATCGGAAACTCCTGCGGCCTGTAATAATTTACGGTAAGCCGTCGCCTTTGCCGTGTGTGCTTCCTTAACGCTTGCGGCCTGTTTGAATTCGTCAAACTCTTGCTTAAGGTCATCATAATGCTTCTTGTAGCCATCGTTATCCCCGGCTGCTTCAAGCTGCTTTTTCGTTTCGTCCAATTCCTTTTGGACGCTCGCCAATTCCTGCGCCTTGCCTTTCAAGGTGTCCCGCTCCTCTTTCAGTGCGTCCACCGTGTCGGCGTGGGCTTCAATGATTTGGTCAATCTGTTCCTCGCCAATGCCCATTGCTTTGAGCATTTTTCTTGTCAATGCGATAAGTCATTCCTCCGTTCTTTTTCGTAGCAATGACCGCCAATGCCAAAAGAACCTTGTCTCCTTTTCCTCGGCGGCTTTTCTTTGCCGTTAGATTTTTGTTCTTGCCTTAATTATACAGCAAGCAGAATTTTTTGTCAACGATTATACAGAAAGTTAATGATTAAGCGTTGCGCAGGCTGTCCTCCAGCAGCTGCTTATAACGGTCTGCGTGTTCGGAAGCCGCCCGCTTCAAAACATGGTGAGCGACTCTGTTCGTCCCGCCAAGTTCAATAGACGGGAAATATTCGACATTTGAACCGATGGCGACGAAAAGGTCTCCTTTTTTGCCGTCCATAGTGCCATCATAGCTACCAGTGCGCAACTCTTTTTCATATTTGCCCTTTTTGTCGGCCTTGTACTCCTTTGTGTTCGGTTCTTGCCCTGCCAACGCATAAGTAATGCTGTTTCTCGCCAAACCGGTCACAACAGGCATATCTCCATCCGTCTTGGCGTAAGTCTCGGCAGCCATTCCGATAGCTTCAAGCCCTCGCTCAAGTGCATTTTGAAATGCCCGCTCAAACTCTTTGGTATTGTCCTTTGTCGTTATTTTCGTACTCACTTTTTGCTCACCTCACTTAACGATTTGAATCCTAAAATTTTGTACCCGAGTGTGCAGCGACAGTTGTAAGTGTTAGACGGTGCGGCAGCCGGGTCACCCGGATACATTATGGAGCCAATGGAGTTAACGAACGGCTTGTCTTTTGCAACCGTCTTTCTGTCAAGTTCTGCGTGCCAGTCTCTCGTTTTGCCGTCGTGTGTAGAAATCCACATTTTGTCAACCACCACGCCCTTTGCTTCCATCTCGCCGAGCATATCCATACGCCCTTTATTTTCTGCACCGGTGACAGCCGTCCGTGCAGTTCTAACAGCTGCGTGCATATTCATCTGCTGCACCTTGGCAATGCGGTGGGCAATCTTTGGAATGCTCTCGCCCTGCAAAATTCCCTGCAGAACCTCGGAGTTGATCTTTTTCATATTCCATCGGACATCCTTGGCCTTGTTCAGCTTCCGCAGCGGCAGCAGCGAGCGGTCGCCCCGCAAGATCAAATTTTCAACCGTGTGAGCGTCCACCAGCGAAAAGGAAAAGCCCCGCAATTCTTGCTTGGCGGCTTTCCCAATCGCATTGTAATTCAAGGCGTAGACTTCCGGCAGCCTGCCGTTGGTGTATTCAAGCGCGATTTCATTAACGCGGCTCAAATTCTCGGCGGTCTGCTCCGCAATGCTTTTGAACCGGTCGTTCTGCACAGTCGCTTCACGCTTTGCGAGTGACAACTCACGACCTGCCCGCTTGATTTCCGCCTTGTCGCCGGCTTCCTTGGCAGCTTCGTACTTCTCTTGCAAGCTGGCCAGTTTTGGATCTGCTTCCGCCATATATGCGTCCCAGGCCTGCCGCACTTCGTCCTGCGTCTGCCGGTATATCCGCCGAATGCGGCGCTCCAGCGAAAGCAATAACTTGTCTGTTTCTCTATGAGCCTTATCTGCCAACGCTGGCGCCTCCTTTTTAGTTCTTTGACGCTTCCGGGTCAGCAGCTACGGAACCATCGCCGGGAATGCTGACCAACTTGCCTTGGTCCCACTGATAGAACACGACACAGCCGTCTTGAATTTCAGTGCCCATTATTTTCCGCCTTTCTTTTTTATCTTCTCTGTGATCTTTTCAAGCAGCGCCTGCAATTCCTCATCCGTCAAGGCGTCCAAGTCATCGCCCTGCAATCCGTCGGTCTGATCGCTTTTCTGCTGGTCATCGTCCGGCTCTGCCTGCTGGTCTTGCCCCTTTGGCTCCGGCTGATCCTGCCCAGGTTCTCCACCAAAAGCGGGGGCGTCGTCGATCTCGACCCGGCTGCCCTCTTCATCCCTTTTCTTTTTGATTATATCGTCCGCTTGGTCGCCAATGCCAAGCAAGAAGCAGACTTGCTCGGTGATTGTTTCATCGTCCAAATACTCGGCAGCAGAAAGAACCATCTGCATTTCTTCAGACTGATTTACGATTTTTGACCGCTTAAAGCTGACATTGTCGGTGATTTCCGCCAACTGCAAAATTTTCTCAACGAACTTCGTCACGCAATACTCAAACATATCCGTTTTGCTATCAAGCGGTTGATATGCCGCCCGGATTTCCGTGGCAGTTTTCGAGTTTGCCGAAAGGTCGAGAACGTTCAAGCACATGAAGTCCTCGTACAGCCGCGCCTTGATTGTATCAATCGCAGCGTCGGACGCGCTTATCGGTGCTTCAACTGTGTGGGCTTCAACCTGCGCGCCGTCATCGTCAATATGAGCAACATGCATTGTCCGCAACCGCTCCAAGAACCGCTGGTCGTCCTCATCGTCCATTCCGCCAGCGTTGGTGATCGCCCAGTAGATCATGTTGCCCTCGTCAACGTTGTTCACGAGGTTGCTGTTGATAAGGTCAAATGCGTCGAGCGTACCCTGCCGACCAACCAACTCCGACTGCTTCTTGTCGTTGCCATACAGCGGAATAATCGGGAATTCCGGGTAATTCTCGAAGTCGTAAATTTCGGTTCCGTCAGCGATAGAGTGCCGCACCTTCATCTTGTAGGCGGTCTTTGGCTGAATAATCAAGATTTTTTCATTGGTGCCAGTCGGGCTTAGGTACTCCGTGTAGCCGTCCACTTCATAAAGAGTTGCCCGCAGCGGCTTGTCGTCTGCAAGCTGCCAAAAGCGAATGCCAGCACGCAGCGCTCCGCTTTCCTCATCAAACAAAGGGACGAACTCTGTCACATCGAACACATCGAGATGGTCAAGGTTCCAAAAGCCGAAAGCCACGCCGCCAATCAAAGCGGACTTGCCAATTTTCTGTAACTGGTAATCGAAGTCATAAGACCCGCCGTGCAGTTCATTCTGTCCACCGCCCAGCTTTTCCTTTGTCTTTTTGTCGCCAAAAATGGCGCCATTTCCGAGCAGATACTGGTTCTCCTGCGTGATTGCAAAGTTGAAAAAGTTGCTTGTAATCTTGTGGTTGGGCGCCCATCTATCAACATGAGCGTCTCCTCGCAAGTCGTAAATCAGCTTTTCATAGTGCATTATCGTCGGGTTCAAACCGCGATAATACTCCCACGCCCGGCAAGCTGTCCGGTAAAGCTGCCCTGCCTTGTGCTGGCGGATAGCCGAAAGGACAAACGCCTGCCGTTTGCCCTCAAATGCTCCGCACGCTTCAAGGTCTTGGTAAGTTAAGTAAGTAGAAATTGTAACCACCCTTTCGTCGTGTTGTTTATTAGTCGCTCAAAATAAGCGGGCTTTCTTTTTTGCCGATTTTCTTACGCAAAATTGTATTCACAAAATAACGAATATCATCCATCGCGTGGTCGTTCTCCTTAACCACTCGGTCGTCCCCTGCCTTGTCGTCCCAGCGATACAATCCAAACTCGGCGATACTGTCAACGCAAGAGCGGTGGATTTGGATGTTGCCAGCGTGCAGATATACAGACACACGGCGAATGCCGTCAAGGACTGTATTGTCAGCTTTAATGACATTGAAGCCACGCTGCCGAAGCGCTGCGATAAACGACGCCGCCGACGGGTCAACAACCACCTTGCGTATATTGTATCCGTCAGCAAGCTGCTCCACATCGTCGCAATACTGCTCGTCTGTCCTCTGTACGGCCCTTTGACGGCCATTATAGTAGAATTCCTTAACCCTTGTTGCCTTTGAACCCAAAACGCACCACAGGCCGGCAGAGAACGGATTTTGCGTGCCGTAGTCGATTGAGATATAATACTCGCCATTCGTTGGCACTTCATCGGTTATATTGTCCTCGCCAAAGTCGTAGACCAAGCCCTCGGCAACGCACCATTCACCGAGAATGTACCGCCGATAGAACACCCCGGTGTACATTGTCTCATAGCGCTGCAAAATATGCTCCGTCAGAGCCGGATTGTCTCGCAACTCAAAGTGCAGCCGCAAAGCATTGTGCGACTCCGGTTGGCTCACCCATTCGGTGTAAAACCAATGCTGCGGACTGTCCGGGTTGCAGTTGAACCAAAACTTTGACCCATCAACAGAGCAGCGGGAGAGCGCCTGTTCAACAAACGACCGGGGCATTAGTGCCACCTCGTCAAGCAGAATGCCCGCCAGCGTTCGCCCTTGGATGAGCGTGAAGCTGCTTTCATCCTTGCCGCCAAATATTTCAAAATAATTCTCGACCTGGCCGCGCCGAACTACCAGCAGCTTGTCGCTCCGCCGCCACTGTATGTCCAGCCGTTCCCTCGGCTCGGTCATTCCAAGGTATGGCACGACTATGTTTTTTACGGCGCTGTCAACGGTCTTTCCGCAAATGCCAAACCGCTGCCGGTCATATCTCCGCATAGCGTCCTCAACGAACGCATACATCATCCAAACGGTCTTGCCGGAGCGGATAGCGCCGTCAGCAATCAAGGCGTCAAAGCGCGTGTAAGGAAACGCCAAGATTTGCAGCTGCTTATCACTCAACCCCGGCATTGTTTCCCTCGTTCTGTTCTATTGCTCTTGCAGTTTCTTTCAGCGCCAAAGTAAGCGGGTCGTCCTCCCGCCTATCAACCGCAACAGTGTACTCGCCACGGTCGCTTTGACCAAGGTACTGCTTACCAAGCCAAATGGCCATATTCGCGTTCTTTTCTGCCAGCCGAAACTGGGATCGGCGTAGGGATATTTTCCCAGCGCCCCGCTTTTGCTTGAAAACTTCCGAAAAATTCATCTCGTAAGTTCTCTTGCACCATGATTCAAGCGTATCAGAACAAACTCCAAACCAGCCGCAAATCTCCTCCTGCGTGCATTGCAGGCCGCAGAGTTTTTCAAATTCAATTTGGCTTATTTCTGCTCGTGGTCTACCCAAGAACAAATCACTCCATTTCAGTTGTACTTAAAATTTCACTTTCGTTTGGTAAATCGACATCACCGAAAACGCCGTGAATTTGTTTTTCGTCGCCTTTATAAAACACTAATATTTTTTGATGAAGATTAACAACTTTTCTTTTCGCATTAAATTGACGAGAAGCCCGAGCTTCTCCTGTCCCAATCGCGTTTACAATGACAATGTCGTTATAAAAATGCAATCCTGAGTCCGAAAACGCCTTTTTGGTTTTATCTACAAAGTCACGATAAAAACCTTTTTTGTCTCTCACTTCACCAACAACAAACGCCGCAAATCTATTATTTTTCAATTTTCTGCAACATTTTTGTATTATTTCTGCATACGCGTGCAAAAAATCGTCATAATTCATATTTGATAAATCTCTTGGGTCGTCGCTGTAAACTTCAAGATCTACATACGGTGGGCAACTAAAGACAAAATCAACACTGCAATCTTCGATGTATTCGTCGATATTGGCGCTGTCGTCGCAATAATATTTCGGATGAATTTTATTCTTTGCAGCGACGGCCATATTTGCGTCAATTTGTTCACGGCGCAAATCGAATCCGTAATATTCATATCCAAGAATGCACGCAACTGCTCCTCGAACAGACCCGCCAGAAAACGGGTCAAGAATGCTTCCACCTTTTACGTTAAACCAGCGATACATCAATTCACAAACAACCGGATCAAAATAAGAGGTACCGTTTAAAGAATTACTGCTGATATATTTTTCAGCCATAATGCGAAGTCCATCGCCAAGCAAGCCTTCATCTCGTGCGTCAAATTCAGTGAAATCGCATTTACTTTTCCACGCTCTTTTTCTATCTTGCCAATACCCTTGCCTTGTATCGAACACAGAAAACGGAGGAACGACAAACTTATCGACAAGAGTTTTTTTCGGGTGGGCAATTTCGTCGGATATAAAATTATCATCACATTTATGCAAAAAATCAAATTGAAAGCAAAAATCGCTCAAATCGACTTCCGGCAACTCTTGCTCGAGCAAATCCAAATCCCAATCGCTCTCATTCGTCTTGTTATCGACGATACGCAATGCGTTCACTTGCTCTTCCGTCAAGTCATCAACGCAGACGCACGGCACCTCTTTCAATCCGAGTTTTTTCGCTCCAAGTGCTCGACAATGACCGATCACGATTACTCCGTCACGATCAACCACAATCGGCTGCACAAATCCATACTGCCGAATGCTCTCGGCTACATTGTCAATTTGGGTTTGATCGTGCTTTTTCGCGTTTTTCTCATACGGTTTGATACTGTCCAGCGCTCGCATTTCAACTTTCATTCAAATGCACCTCCTAAATCTAATTGTAGCAGAAAAGCCGCCAAAAATCAACGCTTTGGCGGCAAATGGTAAAACGCGCGATATAATTCCTCTGCTGTGTCCAGGTTCTTGTCAGCTGTGTAGGCTTCCGTTGCGGCGGTGATTCGTTCCTCCAGCGCCAGCGCTTCACGGCTCAAAAACTCCGCTTCGGATCGCAGCTTGGTGCAGTTATAGCGCAATGCCTCTTTCTGCTGCTTTGCTGTTTCCTTGTCCATCAGCCCAGCACGGAACAGCCGATATATAGCCAACAGGCCGATATACTCGGCGCTGTCCGCTGCTGTCAGCCCTTTTGGTAAGATTTTGCCGTCAGCGGCAGATTTTTCTAAACTCTTGTCCATTATCTCGCTCCTTTACGCAAAACAACCTACAATGTAGTAGTTTGTTTGTAGCGACCCATTTTTGGCTCAACCACGCCAAATTTTGGACTTTCGAGCCGCTACAAACTACAAAAACTACGGTGTCTGCTATAAATATATTTCTATTTTTACTTTTTTCCTTATTTTATATTATTCTCTCAAATAATGTAGTGTTTGTAGTGTTAGTATATAGAATGTGGATTTTTTGGCTTTGTTGCGCCAAATTTTCGCACTACAAAGTCGCACTACAAAGTCTACTACAACGCTACAAACACCACGAAAGCGGCGGATTTTCGTCTAAAATTCGAGAATGTCCTCCAGATCAATTTTGTCGGAGTTGTCCTCATTCGCCCACCAACGCTGATTGCCGTACACCGGAAACTTCTTCGGATAAGGCTGTTTCACCCACCCGGTCATTGATTGGAGTATCAGCCCAATCTCCTGACTTTCCTTTTTGGTGGGCTTGGAATATTCGCCCATCCGCAAAGCCTCCTGCCAAAGTTCAAGCACGCAAATCTCGGTCTTGTTCTCCAAATAGTCCTCAATCATACCGACACGGAAGTCGTCTTCCGTTGCTTCTGCCTGCTGCTTGCGGATGTCATCGATCAGCGAGCGGTCGGCATACGGCAGCAGTTTGCCCGACTTGTACAGTTCAAACGCTTCCGCCCAACACTGGCGGATGTCGGCTTTGATTTGCTTTTCATTGTCAAACAACTCATACCCGCTTTGTTTCACTCTCACCGGATAGAACCGCCGGTTGCCGGTCTTGTCAGTCAAAAACTGCTCCTTGTTGGTCGTGCCAATAAAGATACACTGCCGCGGGTGGTCAGTCACTCGCTTGTCAAACGGCATACGGTAGCGGTCATTTAGTCGGGTAAGATAGGACTTGACGGCTTCCTGCTCCTTTGTTCGTGTCATTGCAAGCAATTCAGATACTTCGCAAATCCACGCGCCCTCGATGGATTCAATGCCACGCTGACCGTCAAATTCGTTAACTTCTGTAAAGTATTCGTCCGCCAAAGCAAGCCAGCGAATCAGCGTTGACTTGCCCTCGCCCTGCTTGGTACCAATCAGCACCGGCATATCGTCGAATTTGCAGCCGGGATTGTACAGCCGATGAATGCCTCCGGCGAAGATCAAACGGCTGACTTCTCTTGTGTACGGCGTGTCCTCGCATTTCGTCCACTTGGCTAAGAAGCAGGAAATCCTTGGCACGCCGTCCCATTCAAGATTGTCCACGATCTCACGCACTGGGTGGTACTCGTGATGAGCCAGCACAATGCGCATTGCGTCCTCGCTTTTTTGCACGCTGTGAAACCCGTACTTCTTCTCGATATACCGCCGCATTTCTGCGTCGTCTGCGTCCGTCCATCTTTCAGCAACGCCGTTGACGGTTTTCTCCGGGCTATATGTAAGAAGATTAAATTTTATGCCGGAGAACCGCGGGTCACCCTCGAGAACCTTTACAAAGTTGTCAATCGAAGCAATCGGCCGGCCATTTGCGTCAAAATCCAAGTCAACGCCGCAGCGTAGCTTGGCATTCGTCCGCTTGTACTCCTTGGCAAGGCTCTCGTTGGCTTTGTTAAATGCCTTTAGCACGCTTTTGAATTCATGCTGAATGCCGAATTCCTTAGCCTTAATGGCCATCAGCGCCGCAAGCCTCGCTTGGTCTTCCGGCCGTTCCTCACATAAATCCAGCAGCAGATCGGTGTTGAGCAGCTGCTCCGGCGTTGCTATGACTTGTATTTGTTCATCTGTAAGCACTTCCTCGCCTCCTTAAATCGGCCTGTGTGAGCCTTTCGTCCGCCAAGCCTATCCGTTGTAGCGCTTCAACGAAAAGCGGGTTTAACGGCTCTGTGGCGGCCTGTGGCCGGTATTTGCGCAGCTGGTAGTCCAGCCTTGCCCACTCGTCAAACGCTGCCCAGTAGTCACGCTCCAGCCGCTCTTGCATTGCCTTTTCAGCCTTGCGCTTTTCCTTGCGCTCCCTGGTGGCCTTTTCCATCGCCCGCTGTTCTCTTACGGAAATGCGCTGTCCAATCGGCAAGTCAAGCGCAAAGTCCGCGTTCAGCTTCTCGCACGCTTTCAAAAAGGAAAGACCAAAATATTTTTGCACGAATGTCAAAATATCGCCGTTCTCTCCGCACGCAAAGCAGTGGTAGCCTTTGCTTCCGGAATAGACTTGCATTGATGGTGTGTTGTCATCATGGAAAGGGCAGACAGCCCGCCCCTTCCTGTCAATGTGAATTCCGTACGCTTCCAGCACCTCCGCCGTGTCCAGCCGTTCCTTGATTTCTGTTGCATAATCAATCATCAGCGCGCACCAGAATATACCGTCCGTTTTTGTCTCGGTACGGAATTTCAAACGGTTTTTTCTTCGAAATTGTACAGGTTATATCCAACGAGCACCCGATGCTGAAAGGCATATTCTCTGGACAATCTTTGCAATGGTGCGATAAGCAGAATTCCTCCGCTGTCATTGCACGCAATTTGACGCGTTTTTTCATTCACATTTCACCTCCCTGTGCTCCCAAAACCGCCGTTTCCGCGTTCTGTGTCCGCCAGCTTTTCCACCAGAACCAACTCCGGCGTGTCAATCTTGACCACCACCAGCTGGCTGATCTTGTCCCCACGGCGCACAGCGTAATCCATACCGCTGTGGTTGTACAGCTTGACGGCAATACTTCCGGTGTAACCCACATCAATTACGCCCTCGCTGGTAATGCCGTATTTCACATTCAGTCCGCTTTTGGATTTGAGAAAGCCCGCCGTATTCAGAGGCAGCTCAATATGTACCCCGGTGTCAATGGTCACCGCTCCGTGTGCCGGTATTACCGTGTCCACCGGTGACAGCAGGTCAAACCCTGCATCTGCTGCGTGTGCTCTTTTTGGCAGTAAAGCCGTGCTGTTTAACATAATGTTCATATTTCTTTACTCCTTTTCTTTCATATCTTTGTCTGTTACCTCGTCCATTTTTGCACCACAGTAAGGACAGTAATTCAAATGGCAATCTTCAATAGGTGACATTCCGTTCGCAGTGCCGACTCCACCACAGTTTGAACAAGAGTAATAACCGCAATACTTGTTCTCTATCCAATGAGCGTGCTTTACCGTTTCGACTGTCGGTTGTTTAATAATCAAATCATAATAATAACTATTACAGTCGTTCCAACCTTGATGTCTTGCGCTCTGGATTTCATCTTCCATTCGTGGATTAAGATATTCTGGTCTATTATTTAACAATTCTTTTCTATTGATTAAATCAACCATTGCATTCGCTCCAATCTATTCTCTGTCCACAATGTTCACAGAATTTAGGCTGTAAACAAGCATATTGCAATTCCATATCATCTCCCAAATAGCACTTGCAAATAGAACAATACCAATTGTTTTGTTTGTGTTCTTTGGTTTTATATGGCTTTTTAGGGATCTGCTTTTCAAGTACCCTATGGATTACTTCTCTACACTCAACAAGGCCTTCTCTTGATATTGATTCTCCTTTATAAACGAAAGAAAAATCATCTATAAGTGCATTTGCTTCTTGATATGTCATTCTTCTACCTCGCTATTAAGCCATAGCTTTCTGTTTCTAACGCACAGCTGACAGCGACTGTCAAAATCTTTTCCAAAATAACCGCATTTGTCAATGTCTTTTATTTTGCACGGATAACAACTATTATCCGAAAGTATTTCATCAAGCCATTCTGCCATTTCCTCAACGCTCATATTTTT